AAATATTTTCTCAAGCCCCTCCACAGCATCGAAGAAAACACGCTGAATACCATTAGCCGCCTCTTCTGAAAATCCTAACGCTTCAAAAATCTGGTCAACAAATTGACCCAATCCATAAACAATTGCATCAAAGATATTGTCGCCTAGTCTGAGTTGCTCAAAGGTTGACTCCACTCCACGCGTAAATAAACTCAATGCGTTAGAAACACGATCAAATATCCCCAAAAAGCGTTGAACAGTAGCACCTATTTGATCGGTAATTCGTATCGCGTCGTCACGCGCTATTCCGAAGTTGAAAATGACACCTTCCAGCCAAGACTCACCACCCGATTCCTCTGCCGCTTTCCCCCATCCAAATGCCCCTAAAATTGCGTCACGGATACCAAACGTTTTAATGTCCTCAACAAACCAGCCCAGTGACAGCATCAGACGATCAAGGCCGTTAGTTATATTCGTAAAAGATATATTTATACGATCAACGACGGGTTGCAATAAATCCCTGACACCTAAGAAGTTATTTTTAAAGGCGAGATATAATCCTGCTAACGCTACTCCAACGAGTGCGATTGGCCCCAAAAACGCGGCAAAAGCAACCACTGACGCGTTTGCCATAAGCGCTCCAACGGTACTAATTGCAAATCCAAGCGGGATTAGTACCGCGCCTAGTGCCGCAACCGCGCCTACAACCAGTCCTATGGTGCGGACGAGTGCGGGGTTTTCGGTGGCAAAGGCGCTAATCCCTCGGATAATGGGTGTTATGTACTTCATTATCTGCGCCAGTGCGGGTAAGACTGCCTCCCCAATGGTGATGCTCAGGTTCAGAAAGGCCGATTTCATAAGGTCAAGCTGCGCGGCAAAACTCTGGTTTTGGATGGCTTGCGCGGCTACTGTTGACCCGTCAACTGCACTTGTAAATTCATCGGCAAACTCAACAAACGTATCGGAAGCTAACGCCGTTGCGCCGCGTAAGGCTTCCGTATTCGTGATAATGCCATCAAATGACCCGCCCGCCGCCCGCCTGATTTCGGCATACGCGCCGGATAGCCCCTTTGCATCAACTAATGCTTGTCCGTTTTCGTAACCAAGACCGTGTATAACGTCAGCGAGTGCCTGTGTCGGGTTTTGGAGCGTTGTCATCATAGCGCCCAACTGAGTCGCGGCTTGCGATGCTGTGTTACCTTGCGTAGTCAAGTACGCGGCTTGGGCTGCTAGATCATCAAATTCAATACCCATCGCGTTGGCAAGCCCCGTAACTTGGGGCAATGCACTAGCGAAATCCCCCATGGTGCCAACCCCAGCCCCGACTGTCCGCGTCAGTACGTCGCTGGCAAATGCTGCCTCCTCAGCGCTAAAACCATAGCTGTTCATGATTGAAATCATGGCGTTGGTAGTCTCGCCTAAATCAGCGTTGCCTGCTTCCGCTGTCCGGTTGGCGGCTTCCAAGATCGCCATGTGGGTCGTAGCATCGGTAACGCCGCCAACGATGTCGTAGAAAGCATCGGCTACCGATTGCGGTCCCGCCCGTGTACCCTCGCCAAAGGCTTGCAGTTCGTTTCCTATTGCGGTAATTTCTTCGCGAGTCACCCCCATGACCGCGCCAATATTGGTCATCGACTCGTCAAACTGGCTGGCGCTACTAATGGCGGCGACTCCGAAAACCGAAAGCGGTGCAGTAAGCGCGGTAATATTGCCGCCAAGTTGCATCATGCTTTGACCCGCGCTGCTGATGCTGTCGCCAATACCTTGCAAGCCGTCTGAGAAGATGTTTTTTGCTTGTGACATGCTGGAACGCAAACCGTCAAGATTCATCTCGATAGAAGCGTAGGCCACGCCTAAATTGACACCGCCGCCAGAAGCCGACATTGATCTTTTCCTTCAAAACAAAAAACGCCGCAGAATGTCTAAGACACTCTACGGCGTTCAGGAATTTAAACTTGTGGCGCTCAAGGCGCTCTAAATGTTCTCTTTATTATTCTAGCACATATTTTCTACAAAAAGAAACGGCAGCCCTTCGCTGCCGTCGTTGTATCGTTAAGTTGACTCTAACCCGCTTGCGATAAACTGAGCGATTAAGCCATTCATCATCTTGGAGGCTTCGGCGCGTCCGGCGAGTACCTGTTCAACCGTCCACTTCCGTTTGCGGTGTTTGCCCTTACCCTCATATTCTTCCATCTTGATTTCAACATACCGCCCTAGATACCCGACGGCGCTATCGAATTGGTAAGCGACCCACGTATCTTGTAAACCGATGACGGTTGCCGGACGGCTGCCGAAGTCTTTACTGTTCTGGTACAGCCTCCACATCTGGCTGTGGTTCTTTGCGAAAGGATTTGGCTTTCGCTGTCTCGCTTGCAGGCATTGCCCAGTTGTAGACAAACATCTTGTCTGGGCGGCTCACGTCATGGATACTGATTTCACCGTTTTCGTAATCAGGATGTCCGTTTTCTGAAATACGGGGTTCAATGAAAGCTTCGCGGGTTACACGGTCAATAAAGACCCCCATCTTCGTGAGGTTTTCTAAGCCCATATCAACCGTGTCCGTTTCCTCTTTTTTGGGTTTCTTGCCTTTGAACTGTGCCAAAACCTGCGCCGTCAGGAAGTCAGGCACATCCCCGTTATGTTCACTCATGAGGATGTCCATTAGGTCAGGCTTTCGCGCCTTGACGACCCGTCCTGACGGGAGTTCGAGTTCTTCAGCTTGCCGTTGCCACTGGCTTGCAGGTGTCGTCATTATGAGAACATCCCTGCAAAGAACGCCTGAAAGTTAACCTGAGAAATCGGGATAGCGGCGGCGGTTTCGTGGCTTCTCAGGCGGATCGGGCTATTTGATGTTGTGCCTGCTGCGATGGCGCTAAAGCTAGCTTCACCGCGCCGGAAAGCGTTCTGTTCAACCGCAAACGCAGGCATGGAATCCAGTTTGCATTTTGGCATCCCGGCTAACACGTTTGCCCCGTACAGCGCCTCAAAGCGCACGATACAACCAAAGTAAGGCAAGCCTGCCCCGCCAACCTTGAAATCCATCGTATTCACTTGGTTTGGTGTTGTCCCGCTGCCAGACGACGTGTCACCTGTTAACACCGTAAGCGCGGCGCGGTTGATACTGGCCTCTTTAATAGTCCCTGTTAACTTGGTGATGATTGACAGTAAATCAGTGATTAAACCACCGCTCATCAGTTCGTCATTCATTGCTTCATAGTCCCAATCAACCGTGTCAAACCGGGTGACTTCTACAGGTGTACCGTAGACGTTGCTACTGCTGAGTGCCGCTACAATCAACGCGGTTGGGTTGTAAAGCACCTCTCCAAAAAGTGGTTCAGCCATGATCTTTCTCCTCTAACTCCGAATGAAGTAATTCATAAATCGCGCAAACTGGCAGGAAGCCCCGCCTAGTTCCATCGTTCCGTCATACAACTCGCCGCTGGCGTACACGAATTCCGTATACAGGATGGCGCGGTCATCAGTGGTCGTATACTTGCGATGCAGCAGCACCTTAACGCGAGTGATCGCTCTCTCAATAAGGTCATAACCTTGAGGCTGGTAAAAATAGACCTCTGCCGTCTGCCGTTCCGAACCAACTACCGAAGGCTGGTAAACTGTGGAAGCCTGCCAACGGATAACGGCAAACGGCGAAATCCGCGTCTTGCTGACCGATTTCGGCACGTTGCGCCACCCGTCGCCATCAATCGTTTCCGCTGCGTCCAACACCCCGCCCGGTAGGATAGCAAGCAAGCCAACCGTTGGCGTGGTATCGGATGCTAGGATCGCTTTGAAGGCTGCTCGCTGTGTTGCCATTGATTCGCTGTTTTCCCGGTAAACGTAAAACGCCGTAGAATGTTAGACACTCTACGGCGTTCTGTGGTTAAAAGTTTACGGCGCTCAAGGCGCTCAAGATTTAAGTATTATGGTAGCACAAAAATTCTACCGTGACAACTATTTTATTTTAACGGAATATGCCGTCCAACATTTGCTTAATCGCGGGTAGGTGGGATTCAATCGAAGGCCATAAAATTTGATAAGCGCCGCCATGACTGACTTCAAGGTAAATCCCGTATTCAACTCCGTGAGACAAGTACAAAACTACCGTATTCTGCGAAAGGTCGGCCACGTAACTTGTGAGTGTCTGTCTTGCATTCCCTGTTTGGTCTTCCCAGATTGCGTTTTCTTTCGCATACGCTTCCAGCACAGCGCTAAAGTACACGGCAACCTGATTCACTGCATACCGTGTCCGGTTCTCGTATTCAGTCATCGCGCTGAGGATACCGTCTACACCCGCCCATCGCGTCGTGTTTGCTGACATCAGCTATCCATGCTTTCGGCTTTCGCTTGTATCCCGCCGGGAACGTGCTGCACGTTGACGACGCGGTAGATTTGACCACCGTAATCAAAGCGGTCATCTCTTTGCAGGTTGGTATCTAGAATATCATCATCCCCGTGTCCTCGCACACCGAAGACCATCGCCATCTGTTTACCGGATGACCCGGCGTAGCCTTTGGCTTCCTGTCCGCCGCTATCAGGTTCTACGCGGACGGTTTGC